TGCTCGAACTGGCGGAAGATATCCGCCGTGCCCAACAGACCTACCGCCGTAACTATCAGCTTTTCTTTAGTCGTCTCCACCAACTTGGTACCCCTGTTCTTGCCCAGCTTGAACAGCGGGCCGCACTGGGGCAGGGAACGGCACCCTTCTCGGACATGACCATCCGAGGGCAATTCGACAGGTTCCTCTCGGAGCGCCTGCTCGAAAGCCTCTCATCACTTGCCGAACTGCTTCCCGACAGGCACAACCCCGCAATGCTCTTGCTGGCTTGCGCCCGCGCCATGAACGCACGGTGAGAGGTCAGCCATGCTCACCACCCTCGACGCCGCCAGAGACATGCAGCGCAGGCACGCCAAGCTCTTGCGGGACATAGACCGGCTCCGCTCCATCCTCCCGCCGGACTTCGCGGCCACGGCCTTCATCCCGGATGCCCGCATCGATGCCGCCGGGAACAGGCAACGCTTCTTCCACCTCACCCGTAACGCCCTGCCCTTCCTCTTCATGGGGCAGGCCACAAAACACGAAATCCGCTGGATGGCCGAAACCGTCCGCCGCACCACATAAACGAGAAGCCCCGGCGGAATCTCTCCCGCCGGGGCTTCTGGCGTCACGCCTCAATCAACCATCCAGCAAAATCTCCAAACCGGAACACCTCTACGGCGTCGGGCCCCAACTCCCCACGGTAAAGGGGCCGCTGCACGCCGGACAGCGCAAGCTCTTTCCGCATCACCGCCCCCGGCTCCGCGCCCTGCCTGAGCTTGCAATCCCACGTCAGCCGGGCCAGAACCGTCGCCGGATAGCCGCCGGGGGATTCTTCCTTGTCCACGACGATGATCGCCCCGCCCGGCTTCACCTTCCCCCGCAGCGTCGCAAGCAAACGCCGCCGCTCCGGGACGGGCAGGAACATGAGCGTCAGAAAGGCAATCCCCACGTCGAAAGCCTTGTACGGATAGCGTGCCACGTCCGCCGTGATCGCCCTCCCCGGCCCCCGGTACGCCGCCACCATGTCCCGGCACTCGTCCAGCGCGACAAGCCGCGCCTCCCGCTCATGCAGCGTCGGCGCCAACACGCGCCCGATGTTCCCGGTGGAACACCCCAGATCATACACCTTGCCCCCCTGCGGGATGTAATGCCGGGCAATCATGGCCACCGCCGCCGTCGCCATATCGTACCAAGGAAGCTGTTCACGGACATGCCCGTCAAACTGGCCGGA